GATATTATCGAAGTCGTTCCTGAAGAAATTAGCAAAGGATGATTTTTGGAAATCTTTTGAATTGGTTCATGGAATAAATACAAACTTAAGTATAGGAGTTGTTGATGTCAAAACAAAAGAAAAAAAGAATAAAGATTAATACGAAAGCAAAAAATTTTAAGGACAGATATCCTATGGTGGAATGTCGTTGGATTGATATTTGTTCTGATGCATCATGGATGTCGTTAGACCATCTCGCATCAATTAAACCTCCATTATGTGTAACAAAGGGTCACCTGCTCAGCCAGGCGAAGGGAGTGACTAGAATTTTTGGTGACTATTCACTTGATGATGAGGGCAATTTAGAAGAAGTTGGTAATGCGACTGCTATACCTAATTCAGTCATTCAAGAGATAATTAGAATCTAAACTTGCTCTATTAAATTATATGGCTAGAGGTAAAGAATCGAAGCTGTGGGACTTGCTTAAACAATTACCAAAAACCTTTTATTTTCAACGAATAGAGAGCAATACAGGTAATGGAATACCTGACGTTTATTGTATGTATGAGGGTAGGTCATTTTGGTTGGAACTTAAGGCAGACGATAGCAAGAATCGAGGTCTTAGCAAGTGGCAAATTAATTGGCATATTAAATATCAAAGGGCGGGTGGCAAAGTATTTATTCTGAATAGACCCCTCTTGGACAAGGGTCTCGAACTTCTAGCCGTGAACCGTGATTCTCGTCTCGTGAACCTCGTTTCACGAACCTCGTCTTCAACGATCCAGGATGCGCAGGAGCTCTGCAGCCAGGCTTCGGGTGCAGCACACTCCATGGATCTCGTTTCTCGTTTAAAGAACTCCTGAAAAGATTAGAACTAAGGTTAGGGATTCCCCGCACCAGCTCCTGGAGATGCGTGGTGCGTGAAGAAAGGTCAGTGCCTCTCGTTTCTCGTTTCACGGACATCGGTTTGTTGGGTAAAGGTCTACAAGAGCTCTGCGGGACCAGCTCCTGGAAGAACACGTGGATTAGCTCTTGACATTTGCACCAATGTATCTTATGTACATGGGACAAAGGAGGTTTCAAATGAAACTAATTACTAAAGCTCAACGCGATAAGCTTATCGCTAATCACAAACAACAGGACGGCACCAAATCTTTTGATGCTGTCGTAAAACTCTTCACACCAGATGGCTGTGGGACCTGGTATCTGTCAGAACTGGATCCAGAAACTAACATCGCCTTCGGTCTCTGTTGCCTTCATGAAAAAGAATTTGGCTACGTGAGCATGGATGAACTAACCGAAGTTCGTGGTGCGTTAGGACTCAAGGTCGAACGAGACAGATGGTTCACGCCAATGTCGTTAGAAGAATGCGAGGCCATATGCGCTTGATCACAGAAGATGCCCTGCGCAGCGTGCTCGCATCGCAGCCGATCGAAAAGCACATGAAGTTCTTTGACGATCCATGCTTCTCGGGCCTGGGCACGGTATGGTATTACAATTGGTTAGACGGATTGAATCAGTACCTGCAGCAGAGGAGACTGCGAACATGTTCTACCTCGTAGCCACCATCCTTTTACTAGTAGCTTTTCCCCGCTCAGGAGCGGGGATCGTGCTGCTAGGTCTTTACCTCGTCTAGGGAATCGCAGATGTCGTTTGGTCACTCGCTAAAGATCAGGGGGTCAGCAGGTCAAGCTCAGGGGGGAAAGTTTCAGTTCAGCAGATACTGAGGTAACAGATAAGCTAGGGTGCGATACAACAAAAAAAAAAAAAATACAACTATAAAGTGATTGTAAATATATCCCACTATGATAAGATATAGACAAACACAACAAAGGAGTAAAAACTATGGGCTTTGACCTAGAGGGGTGGCAACCCAAAAATAAAAGAGGCGAATACTTTCGCAATAATGTTTGGTGGTGGAGAAGATTAGCTGACTTCGTCATTCACAAGACAGGTTGCGTAGATTTAGCTGACCAAGAATCGTGGCACTATAATGACGGACATTTTGTTCCTAAAAATGTCGCTGAGCAAATCGCGAAGCAACTGCGGTATTTGATAAAGACAGGAGAGGTGCGTCAGTTCGAGTTCGAGGTTACTCGCAATCAGAAGATAGCTGATGCAACAAATGAAAAAGTGGAAGCTCTCTTAGATGATATCCGTAAGAAAGCGGAAAAAGAAACAGGACAAGAAAGACTTGCTCCAAGAGAATATCCTAAACATCTCAAAGATGAATGGGATAAGACTTACGAGCAAAAAGATCATAGAGCAAATTATCCTTTCAATCAAAAGAACGTCGAGGAGTTTATCGAGTTCTGTGAGAATAGCGGTGGATTTCGAATTCGTTAAGTTCGTTGTGTGGGTATCGGCGGTGATAAAGTTCGCCGCCGTTATTTATTGGCGAAGAGCTTTCGTTTCTCGCCTCGTCGCTGATTGTATAAATGAGTTACATGATACAGGACTCAGGGGGCGGGGACTGGTGCGGAAAATTTTGGAGAAATTAGAATGATATATTTATTGGTGCTAGTGATTTTTTTCTATTGCTTTAATTATGGGATATGATAAGACAATCATATAACATAAACAAAGGAGAAAATGTTATGACTAACAAAGTAATAAACCTAAAAGGTAAAAATAAACAAGTTAGTAAAGAACAAAAAACTACCTTGTTAAGATATGGTATGTTCAAAGAAAGTATTAAAGAATATACCAAGCAAAAAGATTTACTACGACCTGAGTGTGTAGAAATCTTTAACCAAGCTAATTCAAATCTTATTCTTTTAACTAAGATGAATAATGGATTTGAGGGCTATGCTCAATTAATTGAGAGAACAGCTAAACGCTTTGATACTGCTACATTTAAAGAACAGTACCCAGAACTTTATAAAAAGTTTTTGGTATCATCTGAAAGTGTAGAGATTAAAGTAAACTACAATGGAACAGGGGGTGAAAGTGCCTAATCTTGTTTCAACTCTTAATCAGTTAATGGAAGCAGAACAAAACAACGAACTGATTGAAAACCAATCTACTACAAGTCTTAACTATCAATTCATGTACAAGCAACTTGAAAGTGCGATTGAAGAAATACTTGTTAAGTATCCGAACGACCCTGTAGTAAAAGAACTAAAACAAAACTTACTACGCAATCTAAGACCTATCTTAGAACAACTTAATCAATAACATCTATTGCCCCTGTCTAAAACGGCAGGGGCTAACCCCAGCAACCCTTCCAGGCAGCGAGATCCGTGTGCCATCATTAGCTAAAGAAGGCTCTATATTCTGTAGGGCATAAGACCGATAACCACTATATGTTGTGCCGCGTGGCTAGGTTGTATGTTACTAGAAGTTGGTCTATAAAGCATGATGTATACAAACACTCAGGTTAATTTTATTATGGAAAAAGGACCCAATGGATAAAGAATTACTGACCACCGATCAATTAAGAAATCGAGTAGAAAAAGTTTGGATAAATCATATTAAACTTTGTCAGGATAATTTTTTATATTTTGTCAAACAAGTATGGCCTGATTTCATTTGCAGAATCGATAAAGATCCTGAAAGATGGGGTCATCATCAACATATTGCATCTGAGTTTACAAATATTTCAAAAGAACGAAAAGGGAGGCTCATCATAAATATGCCCCTACGACATACAAAATCTGAATTTGCTTCGTACTTATTTCCAGCATGGATGGTAGGGAAGTTCCCAAAATTAAAAATTATGCAGGTGTCTCACAATGCTGAGTTGTCAGCACGATTTGGTAGTAAGGTTCGTAACCTTATGGATTCACCAGAGTATAAGCAAATTTTTGGTGATGTGAAACTCCGTGAGGACTCCAAAGCAAAGGGACGTTGGGAAACAAATCATGGTGGAGAATATTTTGCTGCGGGTGTTGGAGGCTCGATCACAGGACGTGGTGCGGATTTATTGATTATTGATGACCCACACACGGAACAAGATACCATGTCTGATACTGCAATGGATCGAACTTATGAATGGTATGCCTCTGGTCCACGTCAGCGTTTACAACCAGGAGGCTCAATTTTAGTAGTTATGACGAGATGGGCGGAAGATGATTTAACAGGAAGATTAATTAAAGCACAAAAAGAACCTAAAGCAGACCAGTGGAAACAAATTTCATTTCCTGCAATTTTACCATCAGGGAATCCTGTCTGGCCTGAGTATTGGGAAAAAGAAGAATTATTAAAAGTGAAAGCTTCGTTACCTGTACGTAACTGGAACGC